GTAGTAGGCAAGAGTGGTTCGTATACATGGCCTGATGTGACTGCTTATCAGAGTGTCACGTCAACGACGTATGCAGACCTCGACGGGTCAGAGATCACATACACGCCACCTGCCGGAGCGACTAAGGTAGTTTACAAGGTGACTCTTCATTCCTGTCAGCTTGATGCCGGTCCGATACTACACTACAAATTCTATATTGATTCTGATGAGGTATCTCTTGCGAGGAACACATGCAGGATTGGGACTTCAACTGAGGTAATATCGGTATTTGAATATGTTATAGAAATAGGAGGAGTCGCTGATTCCGCTACAGGAAGATTAGCGTCTTGGACAACTCCAAAAACTTTGAAACGTCAGGTAAGATGCTATAGTACTTCTTATCGAGGCCTTGTAAATGCATTCCTACGTTGGGATGGTGTTGATACTACTTTCCACTTCGTAACGCCTTCTCTAACCATCACGGCGATAGCATAATGGCAATAGGACATTAAGGAGAAATAAAGATGGCAAATTACTTTCAGCAAGTAACTGATCCTACAAATATTCCTATCAGGCCTCTTAGTAAGGGAATGATTCGTAATTTGTCCAGTCAGACACTGCCTGTCGGGGCTATGCATGATATAAAGAACTATATTGTAGACGAGACTGGCTTAACAAGAAGACCAGGCTTTACTCCATATGGGCCTGGTGTTGCAACGTATGATAATATTGTTAAGGTTCCGTATAACTATATTGATTTATTTACGTTCTGGACTACTTCTGCAGGGGACCTTGCACAGCAGCTTTTACTTATTACTGATGGCCTTTTATACCAGGTTGGTCTTGGTGGTTTCCAAGAGATTCTCTGGGCTTACAGCACAGGTACTGTGACTATAGCAGGATCTTCTGTAACAGGCGTAGGTACTGCATGGGCTGATGAAGAGATTTACCCTGGTGACATTGTACGGGCCGGTTTAGGTGAAGCTCGCATTGGTGAGATAAATGCTAATTTGAATATTACGCTCTCTGGTGAGTTTCCTAATACGATAGGGGATTTGCCGGCGGGTTCTTCTTATCAAATAGTGCGATCTTTTAATACTGATTCTGAGCATTTGTGTGATTATGCTGTTGTCGGAAACGAGGTTGTTTTTGCGGACTTTAATAAACCTTTGGTTGCATATAAGTATGATGAAGTAGCCGGAGCACAGATGGAGCTCTTCATTCAGGATGATGCGCACAAGATAGATAGTGGATCAGGGCCTGAAGACTTTATTGCCGGAACAATAGCCTTCTTTAAGAACAGGCTTTTTGCTGGTAATACATTGGAAGGTACTGATGGTTTAAGAAGGCACAGGATACGTTGGAGTAAGGTTACGAATCCGAGAGACTTCAGTGACACATGGGCATGGCTTGACTTGCCGTACACACAAGGTAGACTCAGGCGGCTTGTGCCGATGGGCGGCCTATTAGTTGCGTACTTTGATGATGCTATTTTTCTTGGGACCCCAACAAATAATCCTAAGCTGCCTGTTGCTTTTCAGCAACTTGATACAGGATCTATTGGACTTGTAAGTTCAAAGGCTGTCGTATCGTTTACTGGAGGGAACTTCTTTGTCGGTCAGGACGATGTATACTTCTTGTCTGGACGTGGCCCTGAGCGAGTAGGAAGCCCAATTATAAGTGAGTCTATACGGAAATGTGCATATAGAGAAAGGATATATGCAGCCATTGATCCTGAAAATGACAGAGTAGTATTTGGTATGCCTCGTAGTTCAAACTACATAGAAAGGCTGTGGTCTTTTCAGTACAAAAGTAAGGGCTGGTCATGGGATTCGGTGCTTACAACTATGGTGGCTAATCCTTTGCAGAACCTTAGTCTTACATGGGAAGATCTCGCAGGCTTCACGTGGGATGGCGCTGGTGGCCTTGGCGATACGTATACTACATGGGACGATATGCAAGCCAGCGGGTCAGAACGTTCCTTATTTGTTGAACATTCTGGTTATCTATGGCGACTTGGTAAAACCACTAAGGTAGACAAAGAGTATGATGATGAGGGGCTTCTTGTTGATGTGCCAATAGAAGCTGTTTTTGAGACTGGAGATTTTGACTTCAATGAGCCTGATACAGTAAAGACTTTTATTAGGGCAAGTCTTAAGGTAGACTTTGATACAATGCCTGCTATAGCTTTCTTATTTGCTGTGCAAGGCTCATGGAATAGAGGAAGAAATCAAGCAGCACTTGGTTCTGCTGTAATGGAAGTAAACTATGATGAGTCTTATGTTAATTATCTTATTACCAGCAGCCATGTACGACTGAAGTTTACTACGACCGCTGCTGTTGCCCCTTTTACTGTAGTAGAGATCGTGCTTAAGGTCCGAAAGAGGGGCTCAGAGAACACGACTGGAATGCAGACGCCATGATAATAACGTTTAAGCCGAGTGAGATTGAAAGGCTCTATAAGAAGGTAGAGTATTTGCCTGCATATGCAGGGCCAGAAAACAGAGATCGGTTTATGCGTAACATGTATGGGTCGCTTGCTGTTATAGAGTTTTCGTTTGGATTCATTAGGCTTACCTCTTATAGGAAAGATTACTCAATAACAGCACATGGCGTCTTTTGGAGCCACAAAATGCTTGCTGGAGTAAAAGAACTTATAGAAGGAATTGCTTTTGTGAAGGAAGCGTTTCATGTACCGGCGGTGGAGATTTTAGTTCCAGCGTACAACAGGGGCCTTACGAGACTGATAGCACGGCTACCTTTCCGTAAGGTACGAACATTACATAATGGCCTATATAGTGATACAATACATATAGATGCTGATCTATACAGGGCATAGGAGGAAACACAATGGGTGATGGCAAGACAGAAAACGTAGCAAATGCAAATGATTATGCTTTCGTTGATCCAACAGGGCAGTTCCAAGGGGGCATGGATAACTTCTTAAACATGGCGAACTTTAATAGGGACAACATGATGAACTCCATGGATCCGTCTGCTGCGTACAATATGTTCATGGGGCAAGCCCCTGGACTTGCGAACCTCGCTATGGGCCCTGGCTCACAGCTAACGCAGCAGCTCAATGGTATAGCAGCACGGCAGGCAAACGAAGGCATAGCAAATGCTGGTACACAGTTTGCAAATACAGACATGTTCAACAGTGGAGCAGCGCAAAATGCTATGGGGCAGGCTGCAGCTCAGCCCTATGCAGATGTTGCAGCGCAGCTTGGGCAGAACCAGCTTGGGCTAACAGGCCAGCTTTGGAACAATAACCTGAATAACTTGTATGGTCAGCAAGGGCAGGCAGCGAACTTGTTTGGCAACCTGTATGGCCAAGGAATGTCGAACTACGGCAATATGGCCAGCCAAACAGGTGGCATGATGGCTCCGCAGTACCAGTATCAGTCTGGCCCAGGAGACATGTTTATGCAGGGTGCCGGTCTCGGCCTTCAGGGCCTTTCGCTATTCATGTAAGGGAGGATTTATATGGCAATTCCGCAACCAACTTTTTATGGGCCTACTGGCGCACAGAATATGCAGAACAGCTTTCAGGCTGTTGGGCAGGGCCTTGGGCAGATGAACCAGTCTGTTCAGGAAAGCCGCAGGCTCAAAGAGACTCAGCGGCAATATAATACGAACAACCGCATAGACTACTACAAGGGTGTTGTAGATAGCCAGTATGGCGGGAACTGGGCAGCCTTTATTAGGGGTCCTGAAACTGGTGTTGATGACCAAGGTAGACCTATGTGGGCCGGCAATGACGTTGCGAAGGGCATGTTTAATGATCTCTATGGCGACAAGGCTGACTCAATGTATGGAGAGGCACTCCAGACTACCCCTGAAACATTGCAGCAGATGGCAGAATCAATGCTGCTTAATAAGTACCGCAGAGGTTCTGGAGATCAGCAGCCACAGCAACAGCAGCAGCCACAACAGCAGGGCCAAGCTCCCTTTAACCCTAATGCTCAGCAAGTAAACTTTCAGTTACCTCCCGGTGCATACCAGCCTGCACCACAGGGGCAGCCTCAGCAAGGTCAGCCTATTAGCCAGCGAGGTATGCAAGTTCCGTCTCCTATGCAAGGATCTCCGGGTTCTCAGGGCCTACCACGTCTTGAGAATGCAGACGCTGAGCGGGCCTTACAGGCAGGCAACAGGACAGGCGGCAGAGATGTAACCTTTCAGGACTTCGCTACTGATCCTAATGTTGGGGTTGCAGGCACAGGTCTTAAACCTGGGGCAGCTTCAGGTTCTCCAAGTTATGCAGTAAATGATTATACGGCTAACCTGTATAGAGCTCCTGGTACATCTGGTAAAGCTGCGCAAGCTGCTCCGACGAATGCTTATGGAGACCCTATTGCTCCCGGTCAGCAGAACGCTGTTCTTCCGCTTAATACTGAGACCTTTAAGAAGATGGACATACGGATAGATAAGACTTCAGGTATGAGTGAGGGAGCCTATGATAGTGCTATAGCTACAGGCCTTGCTAATTGGGCACGTAGTTCAGTGCTTGAAAGAACAAACGATCCGCAGAAAGCGGAAGAAGCTTATAAGCACATTGGCCTTAGTACTGCTAAGCTACAGGCTATGTCTGATGACGAAAAGGCTGCCTATGATGCGAAGACCCAAGAGCTTTTTGGTATGGACTCTCAGCAGTTTCGAAGTCTTAGGACCTTAGTCTTTCATAATAACAATGTTGGGGCAGAACCAGGTGCTATTCCTGAAGACATCGACCAGCTTGAATGGAAATGGGGCGGCATAGAAGACGCTCAAAAAGCAGGCACTATGACAGCGGCCTTAGATAGCCCTAAGACACAGGACACTGCAAGTCTTTCAAGTAGTGCTGGTACCATCGCTGATAACCCTATTGCAATGGCTCGCATAAATGTTACTGAGCCTGCCAAGATGACTGAGCTCTTAAACACTATGCTTCAGGCTCCATATGCAGGACCTGACGCTGATCAGAAGACCTATATATCGAAAGTTTCTATGACCTTTAATCTTCCTGAGAACACTATATCTGAGCTTGAGGTAGCTGCCAGAGAAGGGACCATAAAAGACAATCCTAAGATGGTACGTGCCCAGTCACGGATAACCGATAAGGCAAACAGCTTTCTTGCATCTGCAGGTAGAAAGGCTTCCAGGGGCAGGACATCTTCTGCTACTACAGGGTCTTCCCCTTCGAGTGTTGATACAAGACGTGGTACAGGCTACTCCCTTGCAGACGGTATAGCTACTACCAGGGGCAGGACAGAAGAGCTCTATAACGAGACAAAGGCTTACATGGAAGGCGGCAAGATATCTCCGGAGATGCTCGCTGCAATGCCTGATGCTCTTGTTACTGAGCGTAATATGCAGAACCAGCTTGGTATAGAAGACAAAAAACTTGCCTTAGAAGACAGACGTATGACCGTAGAAGAGAAAAAGGCAGAGGCCTATGTGCAATCTGTCGCTGCTGATTCTCTTAACAAAAACCTTTTGTTTGAGCTGCAGCGTAAGAAGTTTGAGGCAGAGCAGGCAGGGGAAGAAATGGATCCTGAGATGGCTGGATGGCTGCAGGCTGCTGCTATGAATGAGCCCATTTACACTAATTACGATGAAGCTTTTATTAAAGAGTACATAGGGGACCCTACTGGACTTGCTCAGGCAAAGCAACAGCTTCGGGACAATGATACAGCTTTCAGGGAAGCAGAGCGTATGCACTTCGAAACTATCGCTACCTTGTTAGGTAGAAATGTTGGAGAAGTAAGCCCCTATACAGAGGACCAGAGTATGCTCCAAGGCCTACTAAGAAGCCTCGATATACTTGGACTTGTTACGACTCCACGCATAGTAGGAGAAACTGGTTCTCCAGCTATCTATAACACAACTAAGCCTGATGAAACCAGGCCAGCTGATGCAAGGACTAATCCTGCAGCTACAAAGTCTGCGGAAGAAAAAGCACTTGAAGCTAAGTACGGACTTTAATAAGGAGCCGACATGGACCCGCAAGAAGCCATAAAAGAACTCGAAAGGAAACTGTTCAGTGATCCAGATATGGCGAAGCTATCCTACGATGAGCAGAAGCGGGTACGAAAAAACCTCTATAGCAACATCCTTGGTAAGAACGACCAAGACTATCTTGCGTTAGGCCCTGAACAACAGAACAGAGTCCTTGATACTATTGTCTCTTCAAGGCGTCCAGTCTTTAAGGACCCTGCTGGAGCTCAGCAAGCTGAAAGTATAATCAGCCGGGCAGAGCAAGGCGAGCTTACAGGCATTGAGGAAGCATGGTCGCCTATGCTTGAAACTTTTATGAAGGATAGTATCATAGGGCGCTTAGCTGTAAAGCCTGCTTTTAATATTGCAGCCAAGATGACAGGAGAACGGCTTGCTCCTTTGCTGAGCCTTACTACTCTTACCGGAACAGATGCTGACAAAGCCTATTCGTATGTAAAGGATCAAACTATCCGGAACAACAAAGAGGCAGCTAAGACATTTAAGTCTGGTGAAGTTATGGGTAATGTTATGGGCTTTGCTACAGACTTTATCCATATGCATGGTTCATGGGCAAAGATCACGAATCCTATGGTAGCTGCTGCTACACAAAAAGCTTCTCTTGGCCTCAAGGGTATTAAGGCTACCTTTGTAAGAGCCAATGTGCCGGCAATAGTTTCTGCTGCTTCATCTGGAGCTTATGGTCTGTTTAGAGAGCAGTTTCTTGGCGTAGTAAATGACGAAGATGAACGTAAGCAGGACAGCTACAAGAAAGTCCTAAAAACTCTTGGGCAGTATGCCCTTTTAGACTACACGATAAACCTCACAGCCGGCCTTGTTCTGCCCTATTTCAAAGTATTGCGGCATCTAAAGACTGGTAAAGCAAACGATGCTTTGCAGAAGTTTAGTCCTGAAGAATTGGATAACCTTATTACTCAGGCATCCAATGGCAACACAGCTTCAGAACTTCTTGAGCAGATGGATCCTGTTTCAAAGCATTACATATTAGGGCAGGCTGCCCTGCGCAATGCGGCAAACAATCTTGATGATGCTGTGCGGCTTAGACCCTATGATGATATGCTCCTTAAGGCCAATGATGCAGGCATGACTGTCTATCAGGACCCGAACGATGGCCTCTACTATTTGTACCGTGCTTCCAAGAGTAACAAGGACATTACCGTTACGACTACTACAGATGTAGTTGAAGCTCGCAGGGAAATAGCACGTGGCCTCGATGAAACCTTATCAACCATAAAGGAACCAGCACGAGCTACTGAGTTCCAGGCTCGCCATGAGCAGTTCCTAAACTATGCGAAAACTGAGAAGCTTATTGATGCTTCCTATGATCCTCGCAAGGTAGCAGGCGAACTGGATAAGAAGACCGCTAAACTTGTGAAACCCAGAGGCACAGCAGAGAAATATATAAGCTCTATCGATAGGCCTTATGTAGGACGTAACGAAGTAGAAGGCTACCAGAAAGCCTTTGGCGCAAGCGAAGACAGTTTTGTTGGAACCTTTAAGACTGACGTGTCAGAGGAAACTCTTGGTCGGATATCCAAGGGACAAAGGATCTTTAAGCCTGGCTCAAGTGTACCTATAAAGAACACTGATACTGGACAGGCAGAAGTATTCGTCATGCTGAAGAAACCTATCAGACCAAAAGATGCAGTCTCTATGAAAGCCTTGTCTGAAGCAAATGACTTGGCTGATAAAGCGATAGCACGTGGCTCTACTATAGACAAGATTACCTTACGGAATATGTACCTGATGGATGCAGGCTATGACGGCATAGTAAAAAGCAGGAACGCTGTTGAAGCTTTTTACCCAGACAAGATTAAGTTTATCGCTGATAGGTTTGATCCTATTACAGGAAAGATCGGTAATATAAGTGTGCTGCCTACCAAGAGTACGCCTCTTGGAACCAAGGCAACTATAGCGCAGAAGTTCACTGCTACCCTGGGTGGTAAAGCTCTGGCTAATAGCGAGCAGGCCTTTGCTGATGTGGCCTCTACCTTTAAGGGGAAGCTTAAGTCTGAGGATGTCAGAAAGTTTTCTGCTATGTACCTTGAGAACTTTGGTATAAACGGCAAAAACGTAAAGGTCGTCTTAGGTAATGCAGCGGATGAGCTTGATTCTGGAGCAGCCTATGCTCGCATAGATCGAGCAACAGGATCTGTTACCCTTGAAATACCTAACGAGATAACTACACCTGCTGCTCAGCAGAAGTTCGTAGGAGAATTATTTGATGAGCTAAAGAATGCTGTTGATACTATCGGTAAGGGCTCTGTGGCGGGCACTGCAGAAAAGATCAGTACCCTGATCAGTAAGAGCCCTGCACGGTTTACTGCTCCCTTTACTAATGTGGCCAGCAATGAGAACTGGATACGTAGCGTAGTACAGGACACACTACAAGGGTCCTTTAGTAAGACTGCTCGTGGGTTTGAAGTTACCCTTAAGAGTGGCGAAAAATTATTCTCTGCCAGTCTTGAAGACCTTACGAACAAAGTAATGGTGAGTACGCTGGATGTGTCTGCTTTACGGTTTGACCTTGCACGGCAAGGCTATTCTCTGGCCAAGGTAGGAGAGGACTTGGTAGTCCGAGGCGCTTCCCTTAATGTTCCTGTGACAGCCAAAACAATTCCTGAACTGATTGCAAAGTTAGATTATGTACCACAGAAAATCAGCAGTCGCTTTGCTCCGAAGCTTGCAACTATCAGGTCTGATGCTGTAGACATAACCTTTGAGAACGGCATTGTAGTAGGATCCAAGCGTAATATAAAGAAAGCTTTCGGACAATTTGAGAACATGGACTACATGGCCCGTCTAAAGAAGATATCATCCGGTGACTTAGGTGATGTCTATGTACGTCCAGCTGGGGACTACGAAGCACACATTGGCTACCTCGGCGAGATCAAACGATTTAAGACCATTAAGGAAGCCCGGCACTATATCAGCACAGGTTGGAAGCAATTCGATAACATTCAGGACCTCGCAAGAAAGAAAGGCCTTGAGGTCTGGTCGGAGCGTGGCGCCTTAAAGCTTAGTGATGGCGCAGATACTTTCACAGTAAAGACCCCTGAAGAGGCGGCTGCAGTCTTTGCTAAGTATCCTGATACAACCGCAGGCCCTGAGCTCTTTGAGAGCATAGATCCTGATAGCCTTAATCCAATAGATAAAGTGCTCCATAACTTTAATATGAGTGCGATAACAAACTGGGACGATAACGTACTGAAGGTATCAAGTGAGATGGCACAATCAGGTGGGACTAAGTCTTTCGGGCTAAACTCCAGACAAGAGCTACGAGCTCTGGTAGAAAACATGGACTACTGGGCAGAGAAAACCTTAACAGAACTTAATCAGCCAGAACTCTTACGGTCTTACCGGAACGTTGAGACCGCTCGGAGGATCGCAGACGTAGAAATAGAGAACACTCGCAAGGCAATTCTCGGAATCTTCACTGATGATAATGGAAAGATTGTCCCCTTGGCCAGACGTAAAGCAATCTATTACCATGCTGGGGCTCAGACCGTTGAAGAGCAGGCAAACATATTATCTTTGCATGGGGAACTTACTTCTGCAGAAGAAGTTATCGTAGGCAACTTGCGTAAGCTTATGGGAGCCGAGAAAGGCACCGTCCTAACAGGCCTCGCTGGTAAGTTTGGCGTTTCCCCTGATGACTTTATCAATAATTATATGCCTCGTATTATGGATTGGGCAACCAAGAATACTGCAGAACTAAACAAGATGACGTCAGCCGAGGAACTATTTGAGCGAGCCTTAAGTTCTATTCATGGTACCAAGGCTCCTCCGAAACTTAATGCGTTCTTTAAGAACCTGCGCACCAGTGAAGTCCTTGCCTTTAAGTCTATTGATGACCCTATTGAGGCTCTTGAACATTACAGTAGGGTGGGCCACAGACAACTCTACATGGGTACTGCTTGGGAAGACCTGTACGGAAAACTTAAAACGTCTGGCGCAGACGCACGTGTGCATACCCGTTTCAACAGGTATCGGGAGCAACTAATGGGTGTCTACAAGACCAGTGGAGAAGAGACTGCGGGTGCCATAGGGCAAGGTCTTAGCAAACTGTTCGGTCTTAAGAGCGGCGAAGACGTAACAAGAGCTTTCTTTTCCCTGAACTACTTGGCTAACATGGGATTCAGGCCATGGCTTGCCTTACGTAATACTACGCAGGTATTCACTACGCTTGCTCCTCGCTTCGGTAATGAGTGGGTCGTAAAGTCTGTGGACTCAGTGGCAGACATGACTGAAGACTACTATAAATACTTGCACAAGATCGGTGTTATTCAAGAAGCCCCGCCTATCGTGAATGATATTGCAGATAGCAGCAGTCTGCTTGGCCGAGTAACCCGCAAGGGACTGCGCATGTTTAAGCGGTCAGATGATATCACCAGAGCAATAGCTTACCGTACAGGTGAACTCCGGTTTGACTATGCTCTTACTAAGATGCGTAAAGGTACAACTAACTTTGAGGAGTTCTTGAAAGAGTCTGGCGTCAGCCGGATGGACGATGACACAGTGCGAGAGATCAGTAAACTCTTTGAAGCCAACACAGACGACGCTATTAATGCAGCCCGCACTAAGTTCGGCACTAAGATAGTAGACGATACGATGTTTGGTTACCGTAGCAGTCAGGCTCCAACAGCATTCTCAGGCTCATTCTGGGGCAAGCTCTTTGGCCAGTACGGCACGTATGCAGCAGGCTACCGAGCAAACATTTATAGGGCTTTTCAGTATGGTAGTGCCGGTGAAAGGGCAGCCTTTGTTGCACGCTTCTTAGGTAATCAGGCTGCTCTGTATGGTATGTTCAAAATGATGGGCATAAACGCTACGAACTTTATTCCCGGAAGCCCTGCTCTTTTTGGCGGTGGCCCTCTGTTTGAGGTAGGGGTAGCTTTAACACAGAGTGCTTCCACAAATTATAAAGGGCAACAGGCACGAGCTCTTCTTGCCCGTAAACTGCTGCCCCTTAGGTATTCTGGTAAGAAAGGTCTGCAACTCAACTACCCGGAATTGTTTCCTGGAAGTCTTCAGGTCCGTTATGCTCAGAAATCTTTGGACTATCTTGATAAGGGTGATCCTTGGCGGGCCTTTCTTGCTGCGACGACGACGCCGGTGGCAGACGAGGAATAAGTTTCTTAGCGGAGGTAACAAACTTTTGCACATCTTGCACAGGGATCTCTATAAGACGCCCATCCTCTTTAAGCTTAGCCAAGATGTCTACCTTTAGACTGAACTTGTCCAGCATATACTCATACGATACCATATCCTTTGTTGAGTACGACATACCAAACTGATCTTCTAAGACTGCTGGAACTTTCCGTAGGTCAGGTGTGCTCTTTAGGAGCTCCTTTATTTCTTTTCTGCGCCTATACAAATAGCATGTAATAGAATCCCTGGTGCAGCCGGATAATTCTATCAGCTTTGGTATGCTCCGGGGCAAAGGATTATTGCCATTGTTTATGAGCCACTGACTGAACGAGCCATGATGGCTGTAGCTTCTGGCTGCTTCCTTGTTGGCCTGTGCCCTGCTCCTGATCTTTACGCCTTCTTTCTTAAGAGCATTCAGCAAAGCAACATGACTTACCCCCAAAGCACGGGAGGCTGCTCGTACAGTCCTGTACCGCTCATAGGCCTTGATCATCTTTGCAATAGGAATCCTTTCGTTAATCTTCTTTGGGCCTCTCCGGCTCATGTTCTTCCTCCTCTTCTTCTTTCTGCCCCTGCACTATGTACAGTTCTGCTCCGTCACGGGACGGGTATAGTTTCTCTTTGCCCTTAAGACTTATCTTTATGTCTCCTGACTGGCACAAATAGTCAAGAACAGCGTTGAGCTCTTGCGCTGGCATATGGCTCTTCCGCAACAGGTCTGTTCTGGTCAGCTTCCTATGCCGTATCATTACTTTCATTATCCTATTCGCAAGATTTACTATACCATCGTCCATATCTGACAAGAGCTCTTGGCTCGTAGCATATGTCGGCTGAATAATACCGAGGGCGTCTTCCATATCCTGAAGTGTTATTTGTTGCCCTTCTTCATCAGTGTACCTTTGGCACCTTAATAGAAAGGCTACCTTTAGCAGGTTGATATCCATACGCCCTTTTACACCCTGCTCAGTAACATTATTATCAAGATAGTCTTTGTAGCTATGATACCATTTAGCGTACAGATCATAGGCTTCATCACTTAAGGTATATTCTCCAAGGGCATTCTCTGCTACCCATGCTAACCGTTGAGCAAGCTCATCCATGGTAGGGCCATTCGGTACAGGCCTTGGAATAGGAAACCGCCTGCTGTTCCTGGTATAATATGCAATGACGCACCTACTTAAAAAGCCGTCTCCTGAAGCAGCCTTTGGCACACTGTCCTTGAAGCCCGCTGGTGTGGTAGCTGCAATCATGCTTAGGTACGTTCTTCGCAAGTACTTAATACCTTGCGTCTTAGTACGCCACTGCCACTCTGTCTTAGGATTGTATAGGTCCAGCAGGATTTCCACAAAGCCTTCTGTATAAGAACGCTTGCCAATAGAAGATGACATCTCGCTTAAGACTACGCCCATCTCGCTGGTTGCCTTGTACCTGATAGGTACTCCGTCCTTACCTAAGAGCCTGTCGCCCTTATCGTCTACTAAGAAGAACGAACTCTTCGGCTTACTGCCAGGCAGCATAGCATCCAGCAGGGCTTCAGGTGTCATCTTGTCCTTGGCCATGTTGATACCTTTCATGTTACGTACATTAGGATCTTTAATGT